TTAGAGTATCTCACGGACCCCTGCCTTCAAGATTTATCCCTTGGGTTTCGCCGATTGCGAGGCGGATGCGGCCTCTCGCGAGTGTGTCGCCCCTTCACGCCCTTTCACACTAACCCGCTCACCCGCCTGCCGTTTTCCCCCTTGCGCCTATCACCGCTTCACACCATATTGCACCCGTCCGCCGACTGTCATGGGCGGACTGATAGGCGGGCTGGAAATAGCAGCTTTTTGGCCTCCGCGAGCATGCGACGACCGCGGCGCATGGATAATTCTGACCTTTGAGGGCGGACGATCCCGCTTCGGAAAACCAATTGAAGGAACACGACGATGAAAATGGATCCAATGAAGTTCGCAGCCGCCGTCGCGCTCAAGCTCGGCGTCTCAACGGACGCGCTCGCCGCCGCGTTCGCGGAGGCCAAGGCCGAGGACACGCCCAAGGCCAGGCTCCTCATCTCCACTCAGGCGCAGGCCGAAGCGGCGGGACCGGGCGTCCACCGCGCCAAGCATGCGGTCGGCCTCTACCTCAAATAGGCCGCGCCGGGGGCGCAATCCGGCAGCTGGTTCCGCCGCTACTGGTTTGGCGGCAAGCGGCGCGAGATGGGGCTCGGAGCCCTCGCCAAGACGACGCTCGCCGAGGCGCTGAAGAAGGCGCGCGCCTTCGACGCAGAGCGCGACGGCGGCCAAGATCCCCTCGCCCTCAAACGCGCCGCCAAGGTCGAGGCGGCGACCGTCGCCGACAAATGGACCTTCATCCAGGCGACCGAGAGCTACGTCGCCGCCCATGCGCCGTCGTGGAAGCACCCGCGCGCCCGGCAGGTGTGGCTCGGCCCGATCGTCAAGTACGCCTATCCAGTGATCGGCGGAGCGCCGCTCCACTCGATCAAGGAGCAGCACGTCGACGCCGTCATGACCGCCGCCGTCGATGGCGGCGCGCCTCAGGTCGCGCCCCGTATTCGGCTCAGGATCGAGCAGATCCTTAACGCCGCGACCGCGCTCGGGCGGCGCAACGCCGAGCTGCCCAACCCAGCGTCGATCAAGCTCATCCGAGCGGTGCGCCCGGCCAAGCGCGAGGATGAGCGCATGAACTTCCGCCGCATCAAGCTCGACGACGCGCCAATAGCCTTCCAGAGGCTCATAGAAGCCTCTGGAGCCAGCACGCCGCTCTCAGCCCTAGCCTTCCAGATCTCAACCGCGACGCGCCCCGGCGAGGCGACCGGCGCGACGTGGAAGGAGATTGACCTCGACAAGAGGCTGTGGACCGTGCCGGCCGTGCGCATGAAGGGTGGCAAGGGGCATGCCGTACCGCTATCAGACCTCGCGCTCACAATCCTTGAACGGCAGCAAAACGCGCGCTGCGGAGATGCGGTGTTCCCCAGCGCCAGCGGGTCGTCGCTGAGCTATGGAGTCTTCGCCGCCGCGGCGCGCAAGCTCGACTTCGACGTCGGCACGCCCCACAGCTGGCGGTCGATATTCGCCGATGCGGCGGCCGATAGGCTCGGCGTCACGCGCGAGACGCGCGAGGCGTGCCTGGCGCACTCGCTCGGCAAAGTCGAAGCGGCTTACCGCCGCGAGACGGGTGTTTCGGCGCGCGCAATCGCAATGCAGAAATACGCTGACTGGCTGCTCGGCGAGAGCGCCGACGTAATCACCTTCCCCGCACGCGCATAATGGGCTAGAATAGCGGTCTACCGGGGCGTTGGCGCGCCCCGGCGACCTGACCACAGCCGAACGCGGGGGCGTTGCGGACTATGACTGATTTTCCTTTACCACACAACTTACATGAAGCGCACGCCACCTCTGGTTGCGTTTGCGGATTCGGCCGCCTGCACGACCAAAGAGGGCCGGCGTCGTGACCCGAGCGCCGAAACAGGCCGAGACAAGCCCCATTACGCTCAAGCAGATCCTAGGAAGCCGCGCGTTCGCGGACGGCGTTCGCGACGTTCGCGAGGGTCGGCCGACCCAGTTCGATGGTAAGTACGCGAACAACTGGGAATATGAAAGAGGCCGACAATGGGGCGCCGCCGCCCCGATGGGAATGCCGCTCCGCGTCGGACGCAAGCTAAACCCCGCAGCGCTGAAAATCCTCGCCGACGGGTTCAACCGGGGCGAGATCATATGAACCGCCGCTCCCTTAAAAAGATCGCCGCCGACATCGCAGCCGCCCTCCTCGCAGAGAGGTCGAAGGCCACAGCCGGCGCGGCTAAGCCGCGATGCTGACGGAATCGCCCCATGCAACTGATCAGTGATTATGAACGCTTACCCGACGCTGTCGCCGAGCTCCTCGAGAACCGCGGCGCCCATGCCGCCATCGACGCCCTGGGTCATGATCGCCTGGTCTCGCTGGACCCCGAAAGCGGCGTCATGCGCATGCCCCCCAGGCTCGAAGAGGAACGGACACATCGTCTGGCCGACTATCTGACACGAACCAATCGCGAACCGGCGCTGCGCGCCGCGCTCGACGATCTTGAAGACTTCGCGCCGCGCCACGTGGGTCTGTACATAGGTTATCAAGCGACGCGCTGCGCCGCCGTCGCCGCCAAGCGGATCGACGCCGAGTTGGCGATCTACCGCTGGCTCGAGCCGCCCAACCCCTCCAGGTCTGCTGTCGGTCAGAACATGGGGTCCATCGAACGGATTCAAGAGCTCCTGCCGCTCTTGCGTCGGGTCAATCCGATCGTCGGAGCGACCGAGCCGAACTACCGACGCCATGGGTGCGATGGATTACGCGTCAACGAACATGCGACAGACGTCATCGCCTGGCTTCACGCTTATGCGCAGCGCCTCCTAAAAGAGCGGCAATGGCCGTCGATTCTCGGCGTCCGCGAAGATCGCGTCACCCACTCGCTCTCCAAAAATTCAGCGCTGGGAGCCCTGGCGACACTGATTTGCGGCTTTATAGGAGACGCGCATTCCGAGGAATACGCCCTCACGCTCGCCGCCGAGTTCGGGAGCGCCCTGCTGAGGCATACATGGTCGATCGGCGCGACACGCGCCTGCCGCGACGACTTTATCCAGCTGCGAATTCTACAGAAATCGTCTTACTAACACGTTAGTTAAAGCGCCGTTTCGGGCCCCCGTTCGGGGCCGTACGTTGCTCACATGATGAGCAACGTAATCTTTCCCGACGAAAGCCTGAGCGACACCGCGCGCGCGATCGTCGTCGACATCCGCGAGCGGCAAGCGAACGATCCGCGCATCGGCGTGAGCCGCAAAGTCACGTGCGAAATGCTCGGCGTCAGCGCGACCAGAGAAATTCAACTTGAGGCGCTCGGTGAACTTCATAGCTACCTCGACGGCGGCTCGCGCCGCGTTCTGACGAGTTCGATCTACGGCAGGTTGGTCAAGCTCGCGGTCGCTTCGAACCCGTTGGGTGAGCCGCCGGCGACCGTGCGCAGGCCGATCGGCCGCTATCGCTCAAGCGAGCGAGCGCCTCGGGCGCGAACCCCCAATGAGCTTCGTGGTTTAATGATTGCAAACGAACGCCGCGCCGAGGAGGCGCGCCAGCGTCGCGAAGCAAGAATTCAGGCGCGTTCAAAAGCCAGGGAAGCCGCCGACGTGACCTGAAGACTCGGCCCCCGCGGCCACAAGGACCGCGGAGGATGTCGCAGAACGGCCGGCTGGAACCCGGCGCATTCAAAGGAGAGCACCTTGACGGACTCTTACTTAACACCGCGATCGTCGCGACTCAAGCTTATCGTACAAGTCGACCCCTTGAAGCTCGTCGTCCCCCTCGAAGCGACGACGGCGTCACGGGCGTCCACGCGTCCGCGCGCCTGCAAGGGAAATGGACAATTCGCGATCCCCTCCCCCACGACGGAGGTTCGCGATGGCGCATAAAAAATGGTCTCAGTCGCGTAAGGAAAGCCGAAAGCTGCGACGTCGAGCCCCGCGCAGGACGCCGTTGATCGGATCACGTCGCGACTGGCGCGAACTTCATCCCAATCACATTCCGCCCGGCCTTCCTTCCGGACGCTGAACGCATGACTACCGCCGGCCGCGCCTCGCGCGCGGCCAGCGTCTCGAGAAGGATTTGCTCTGTTGAAAATCCTTACCCCTGCCGAGCGCCTCGCCGAGCCGCGCGGCGCGAAAATCGCAATCCTCGGACGTCCGGGCGTCGGCAAGACTCATTTGCTGCGCTCACTTAACACCGCGATGCTGGAGGACACCCTGTTTATCGATGCAGAAGCCGGCGACATCGTCGTCGCCGATTTGCCTGTCGCCAGCATCCGCCCCCGCCTGTGGACCGACTTTCGCGACGTCGGAGTCATTATAGGCGGCCCGGACCCGGCGCGCGCTCCCGACGCTCCCTACAGCGAAGCGCACTTTCGGAGCGCTACGGCGAATTCCGACCTCGCCGGCCTCGCGCGCTTTACGACATTATTCATTGATTCAATTTCTGAAGCTTCGCGGCGCTGCCTGACCTGGGCCGAGCGCCAGCCGGAAGCGACAACCGCCAACGGGCGCCGAGACGTGCGGGCGACTTATGGAATCGTCGCGCGCGAGATGATCGGCTGGCTATTGCAGCTTCAACAAGTACGAACACGCAATGTCATTTTCGTCGCGGTTCTCGAAAAGGTCACCGATGACTTCAACGTCACGATGGTTTCGCGCACAAATTGAGGGCCAAAAAACCAGCGCTGTCATGCCGGCGATCGTCGACGAGCTTCTCACGCTCGAGTTTCTCGATTTCGGCGACGGCCGCGCGCAGCGCGGTTTTGTTTGCGGCGAACCCAACGCCTGGGGTCTGCCGGGCAAGGACCGTAGCGGCCGGCTCGACCTGACCGAGCCGCCGGACCTCGGCGCTCTCCTCGCGAAAATCACTTCTTCACCCAGCGCAACATAAAGGAGCGCAGACCATGCCAACCGACTTTTCTGACTTTAGCGGCGGCGACCTGATCCCCGCCAAGACCATCGCCGTCTTGCAGATGAGAGTGCGCCCCGGCGACGGAACGGACAACGTTCTACGTCGAACCAAAAACGGCGACGGCGAGGGTCTGGACGCCGAGCTGACGGTCGTCGAGGGGCCGTTCATGAAGCGCAAGCTTTTTTGGTATATATTGCTTTCGGGCGAAAGCGACGGCCAGCGAAGCATGGCCGAAACCAACAAAAGCCGTCTAAAACAACTCATTGATTCAGCGCGAAATCTCGACCCCAGCGACAGGTCTCCCGAAGCGCGCGCTCGACGCACGCTGGGGTGGCGCGATTTCGACGGCTTGAGGTTTTTGGCGGAAATCGGAATCGAACAAAGTCGAGACGGCTTTCCCGACAAGAACGTCGTCAGCCGAATCGTCACCCGTGACCAGGCCGCCTGGCGTGGGCCGATCGAACAGGTCGCGACCGACTACGGCTCAGCGCCGAACGGCACCAAGCCGTCCTCCGCCCCTCCCGTCATGCGACCGTCGTGGGCCTCGTGACTATCGACTTCAGCGACGCCGGCGGGGCCGCCGCCCTACCGCTCAGCCTTGAGATCAACGCCAAGGTCGAGCAGGCGGCGGCGGCGTCCATGCGGATGCCTCGTTCTTACTTAGGCGCTTCAATTGTCGGCCACGAATGCCTGCGACAAATTCAGTATGCTTGGTTTTGTACGCCTGAACTGTCCGCACGAACACGGCTAATCTTCGACCGCGGCCACGCTGTCGAAGCGCTGGCCCGTGCGCAACTCATTCGCGCCGGCTTTGCGTTCGCGCCGCCCGAGGCGTTGGAATTCATCGCCCTGGACGGCTGCATGAAAGGTCACGCCGACGGAATCATCATCGCCGTTCCTCCGATACCCGGCGCTTATCTCGCCGCTCCGTGTATTTGGGAATGCAAATGTTTGAACGCCAAGAACTGGCGCGCGGTCAACAAAGACGGCTTCGCCAAAGTCTTCCCGCATTACGCGACGCAGGTCGCGCTCTACCAATTTTTTCTTAACAAACTCAACGCGGCGTTGATCAGCTGCGTCAACGCGGACTCCTGCGAAGTCCTGCACTTCGCTCTGCCGTTCGACGCCGAGCGCGCGCACGCCGCAATCGAGCGCGCCGAGGCGATTATCGCCGCGTCGAAAGCCGACGAGCTCTTGCCGCGCGCTTACGGCGACCCCGGGGATTGGCGCTGTGTAATTTGTGCGTATCGAGCACGTTGTTGGGGCGTGTCGTGACCCTCTTCACGCCTCTTCCGCCCGTCTACGGCCTCCCCGCAGAAGCAGCCGCATGACCGCGAAGACATACGAGCAGCGACTCGCCGACCTCGTCCGCCGCCTCGCCTCGAACCACGACGGCGAGGTCATCGCCGCCGCGAGCGCGCTCAAGCGCCTCCTCGCCTCGCGCGACGCCGACCTCAACGATCTCGGGAGCGCAATCGAAAAACTAGCGACGGGGGGCCTCGAGGAGGTCGAGATGAAGCGCCTGTTCGAGGCCGGCCGCGCACAGGGGCTCAAGGAGGCGAGACGCGAACACGGCGAGGCCGACGCCACGACGGGCCTGCGGCCCGACGGGTCCAAGGACTGGGAGGCGATCGCGCTCTATTGCCAGCGCGAGACCGCGCGCCTGCGCAGCGAAAAAGAGCGCGAGTTCGTCAACGACATGGCGGGCCGCCTGACCTTCCCCGAGCGAGAGCCGACGGAGCGGCAGGCGGCGTGGCTGCTCAGCATATTTCGCCGGCTCGGAGGGAGGATCGGATGACGGTCGCCGCCGACGAGAGCCAGGTCCGCGCGTTCATCACAGCCTTCGCCGCCCTGGCGACGAGGTCGCTCAACGGCCATCCGGCGCCGGGTGTCCTGCAGCTCTCGCGAAAGCATTTGCGTGATAAGGACATCATCGTCTCCCGCTACGCGCTCGGCGATGTCGACGGCATGGTCGCCACAGCGATGGCGGCTTCCGTAAGCGAGCAAAACGCCTTCATCGAGGGCCGGCTAGTCCCCCTTAGCCTGCGCGGGCGAGGCAAGTTCGATGACACGATCTGCGTCTTCGCGCTCGTGATCGATTCCGACGCGGACAAGGGCATGGCCTGGGCGCCGCCGCCGGGCGTCAAGCCCACCATGATCGTCGAGACTTCGCCCGGCAATTACCAGTATTGGTTCTTTTTCCGGGAAGCGATCCATCGCCTGAGAGCGCGGGAGCTGGGCGCACGGATTCGCGCGGCGACGAAAACCGACCATGACACCGGGAATCCCGTGCAGCCTTACCGCATCGCCGCCACGATCAACTACCCCGACGCGGCGAAGGTCGCCCGCGGACGCGTTGTCGTCGGGGTCGGGCCTGTCGTCTGCGACCCCTCCGCCCTGTGGACGCCCGAAGAGCTCGAGGCGCTGTTCCCCCAGCGCGCGACGCGCGCGGGCGCCCCACAGGGAGGAGCGAGGGCGACAGCCGCCGCCCTCGACGTCGACGCTCCGGGTTTCCCCGCCGACTTGCGCGACATCATCGTCAACGGCGTCCCGGCCGGCCATCGATCGCGCGTCTTCCACTGGCTGGTGAAGGGGCTCAGGAGCGACGGCTATTCGGCTGACGCGATCTTCCAATGTTTCCTGGCTCACCCGAACGGGGTCGCGCAGAAGTACCTGGACCCGCGCGAGTCCGGATCGCCGCAGCGCCTCGAAGACAACGTCCGCGCGAGCTACGCGAAGAGACCGCAGCCGCGCGATCCGTGGGACGGACTGGCGAACGCCATAGCGGCGATCGGGCCGGCCGCGGCGCCTCCGCCTCCGCCTCCGCCTCCAGGCGGCTCAGGGCCGCAGCCTCACTCTGCCGCGGGCGTCGCGTCGCCGCAGGCGCTGGCGGACGCCAGAGCGACGTTCCGCAAGTGGCTCGGCTCGGCGTACGACATGGTCTTGATGGAGGCGACGGCGAGCGTAGGCGTCGGGGCGCGCCGGCCGGGCAAGAACAAGTTCTGGCTCATGATCGTCCTCGAGTCGGGCGGTGCGAAATCCGTCACCGTCCAATCGCTGACCGGGGCGGGAGCGCTAAGCGTCGGCTCCGTCACGTCGGACGCGGCTTTATTGGGGGCGAGGAAGGGCGGGGGGACGGCCGGCCTGCTGCCCGAGGCCTCCGCAGCGGGCGGGACCATCGCCATTAAGGAGTTCGGCGCGCTGTTGACTATGGACCGCCTCGCCCGCCCGAAAGTCTTCAACATGATTCGCGAGACGCATGACGGCGAAACGAGCCGGAGGACCGGGTTTGACGGCGCCCGCATCCTGCACTGGCGTGGGCAGATCGCCATCGCGGCCGGCTGCACGCCCGCATGGGACGCGGCCTATGAGGCGATCAGCCAGCTCGGCGACCGCTTCTGCGTCGTCCGCAGCGACACCGAGACCGATCGCGTCGGCGCCGCCCTGCAAGCGCTTAGGAACACCGGCCGGGAAGCGGCTATGGAGAGCGAACTGGCCGCCGCCATGGGCGCCCTTGTCGCCAGCGCTGATCCTAATGTCAGGGGCCTCACCGACGCCGAAAATGTACAACTTGCGGATTTCGCGGATGTTGTGACCAGGCTCAGGACGGCGGTCGAGCGGGACTATCACGGCGACGTTCACGGCGCGCACAAGTCCGAGGCGGCGACCCGATTCGCCGTCCAACTCGCGAACGCGGTCCGCAGCGGAATGGCTTTTGGACTCGATCCGGAAACAGCCATTGCGCGTGCTGCGCGCTACGCCAGAGACAGCATTCCTCCGGGGAGATGGCGCACCCTGATTCATGTCCTCGACCATCCGCAGGCCGAGCCGAGCGATGTTCATCTGAAGTTCAACCGCTCGCTGTGGGCGGTCAAGAACGACTTCGAGATTCTGCGGACGCTCGGGGTCGCTCAGGCCAGGGAGAGCGAGGAGCGTCGCGTCGGCCGCATGGTGATCGTGCGGCGCTATACGCTCACATCGCTGCTAAATCGTCGGGTTTTAGAGATGCTTAGGCAAATCTGACGGCTCGTCGGGAGATGTAGGAGGGTATGTTGGATGTCTACGCGGGAAATGTAGGAGGGGGCATGTCGAAGACTGTAAGGGATATGTATACCCCCGTAAGCATCATTGCTCTATATTACTTTGTATTTATAACTCTATGGGGGTACATTTCCCGCGGAGCGCGGAGGGGGCGCGGGGGAGGCCGCGGGAGGCAGCGTCGGAAGGAGAAGCGGACATGGTTTACGTAATCGGAATCGTTCGAGAGGGGGAGTTCGGCCTTCTGCGCAAGCGACCGGAAATCTTCGAGCTCGAAAATCGCGAAAAACTCACTGCGACCGCGCTTGGCGATTCCCGAACGCGCAAGTTCGCGTTCGAACTCATCGCGCATCGGCTCGTCATCGAAGCCTGGCTCATGCGGGCGCGTAGACACTGGTTCATCGTTTCCGGTCCGCCGCGCCCTCGCGATTCGGAGTTGCGCTACAAACGCGGCCAGATATGGCACGCGAGTTTTACCGACAGTTAAAGCGCCGGCATATGGCTGATCGAAACGCTCGCAAGCGGCCATCAGCTCATCACCCATTCGACCCACGCCAAGGGGCCGTCGGTCAGCGTCGGCCGCTGCAACTGCGTCGCAATCGAGGAGACGGCGGCGCTCTATCTGGCGCTCGAGGAAAAAGGTCTGATCGGCGGCCGAACCGGGAGAACGTAGCCATGTCGTCGTTTCTGCTGAAATCCAAAGATCCGTCCGGCGAAAGCACAGTCGACCGCTTCCTCGCCTCCAAGGGCATAGGCTCGGGCCGCCTGATCTTCGCCCTCGACGCGACGGCAAGCCGCGGCCCCACGTGGGACATGGCGCGCAAGCTGACCGGCGACATGATCCGCGAGGCCAAAGGCGTGAGCCTGCAGCTGGTCTACTTCAGAGGCGGCCTCGAAGGGCCGGCGGAATGCGTCGCGAGCCAATGGACCTCCGACGCGGACAAGCTCGCCCGGCTGATGTCCCAGGTCGCATGCCGCAGCGGCTACACCCAGATCGGCCGGGTCCTGGCCCACGCCGAGCGCGAAACGCTCGAGACAAAGGTCGGCGCCCTGGTCCTGATCGGCGACATGCGCGACCCGGAGGGAAACGACGATCTCGACCGCCTGGCCGGTCTCGCCGCCGCCTTGGGGAGGCTCAGGACGCCCGTCTTTGCATTCCAGGAAGGAAGAGACCTCGAGGCCGAAAAGGCGTTCCGCGAGCTCGCAGGGCGGTCAGGAGGGGCGTACGGACGCTTCGAGGCGGGCGCCGCCCGCGAGCTCGGCGAGCTGCTGAAGGCGGCCGCGGCGTTCGCGGTCGGCGGAGCACAGGCGCTGACCGGACGCCAAGACAAGGCCTCCCGGCTGCTGTTAGGACAGATAAAGGAGAACAAATCATGATTCCGCGTTCCGACATCCTCGCCCGCCTGGACGTCGTCGTCCATTCCGCCCGCCAGGCGTTCGCCGACGGCAAGATCCTTGACGTCTTCCACACGGTCGGCGATGCCTGCGAATGGGCGAAACTGGCCGACTGTCCCGAGGCGACCGAGCTCGACGGCCTGGTCCGGGACCTCGGCCGCGTCGCAGCGGGCTTTCGTGACGCCGAGGAGGCGTTCGACCGGCTGTTTCCCCTCGAGAAGGGCAGTGGCGCCGACGCAGTCGACTGGAATGAGGGAGACGACGACGTCGAAGACTCTCCCGAGCCCGAGCCCGAGCTCGACGACTTCGGCGACTGCGCGTGAGCGACGGCGACTTGCGCCTCTTATTCCGCAAGCGGTTTTCGGACTGGCAGTGGTCGCCGATCGAGAGCGGGAGCACGACCCTGGGCCTGCCCGACAGCGAGTTCTGCGCGCCGGGCGGCGTCGCGGGATGGCTCGAGTTCAAGCTGACGCACGCCCACGCCGTGAAATTCCGCCCTCTGCAGACGCATTGGCTCGAGACCCGCGCCGGACTCGGCGGCCGGTGCGCGGTCGCGGTAAGGCGCAGACCGACTGCAAAGCAGTACGCCGGCGTCGACGAGCTCTGGCTTGTCGCTGGCCGCGACGCCCCGCGTCTCGAGGCTGAGGGGATCTCGGCAGCGGTCGGCCTGTGTGTCGGCGCGCGCGGCCCGGCCAGCTGGAATTGGGCGGTTGTCGAGGAGTTTCTGCGGCGATGACCGAAGAGCAGGCACGACGCGTCTATCGCTGATTGGATATCAGCGCGCCGGGAGGCGCATCGAGCGGCCGCCTCGCTTAACCCCAGCAAAACCTGGCGTCTCCGAGGATCAGCTGCTTGCAGTCCGTCCGCCTGTCCGCCCGCGCGGACCCGCAGCGGACCCGCCGAGGCCGATTTCACCCGTCCGAGCCGCTCGAGCTGTTCTCGGTTTCTTCCGGCTCGCGCGACGCCTCGAGGTAGGACCGCAGCGTCGGCGTCACCTCGCGCGGCCCGGATCCGCCTTCAAGCGTATGAACTCCTCGAGCGCCTCAAATATTCTTCGCCGCTCGGCCCGCTGATGCGGGGTGTCCGCGATGCCCTACGCGCCAACAAAGAGGCCGCACTGGGGGTCGGGACAATTCGGACGCTCGAAGGAGCCGGCATCCAGACGATTCAACAGGTAGCCCAGATGGACATTGAAGCATTGGTTGCGGCCGGCGTGCAGAGGCGCTTCGCGAAGCAGATTTGCCCGTACATACGACGACGACTTCGGTAGGGCGACCGGCTCGCTGGTCGCCTCGGCTTGCGTGATGGCGATACGGATCATCCGGCGCGCGCGTGGAGATCCTGTCCAAGCCCGCGCTTCAGTCTGACATCCTTGCCTGCCTCAGGTCCGACTCCAAATAGCCCGAGCAAAGCAGCCTCCGCCCGGTTGTGATTGCGCTTCCGGAAAACAGGCCGGCTTGCGTCGGCCATGTCTCGATCGCGGGCGCACGAAACCTCGCCTTCGCTGCTGAGCCTGAGCCCGCGTTTCCATTACGCCGGCGTTGCTTGGCGGACAGGAACCAAATCGCAGCGGGTCGAACTTTCCGCTGGAGGGCCACGCGGCGATGGACGTCGATCGGATGAGGCGATTCTGCCAGCCTTTGTGCGCTACGTCGCAGAGGCGTGGGTCAACGGCGAGTGGCGGGCTGACGCGCGGGTGGACGCCGCGCAAGCCCGCCGGAGGGAGCCAGAAAATTTGCGCCTTCGATTAGGCTCAAAGCCTGTAGCGCCCGCTGTTTCCGCTATAGTAGCGGCATGGCTAAATTCGCTCCCGGACAAGCCAAGCCGGCCAACTCTGGGCGACGCAAGGGGACGCCGAACCAGGGTACCGAGCGTCAGCGTCGGCTCGTTTCCGAGAGCGACGACAAGCTGATTGTCGACCGGGTGGTCAACGACGCCAAGGCCGGCGACGCTGAGGCCCGGCGCATTTATTTCCGTTTCCTCCGTCCGCCGCTGTCGCGCGAAACGTTCGTCAGTCCGATCGACTACACAGCGCCGGAAACCGTTGAAGATGCAACAGAAGAAGCTCGACGAGCTGGAGGACGCTCTCCGCGGCGGGGAGCCGTGAGCTTCGCTTCGCGCGTTGCTCGGCTCAAGCGCGACTTTGGCCGCAGCGAAGGCGTTGCCGTCACCATCGCCGCGGATTTCCGCTACGGGGGGGTGCCGAGCTTCGCACGAATCTTCGATCGCAAGGGAAAAGAGATCGCGGCCTTCGAACGCGCCGACGGCGAGCCCCTGAGCGCGTTTCGCCAGCGCGTGTGTAGCCAGTCCCGAGCGCCCGCCCGCGTCGTCATAGGCGGCCTCGGGCCGCTGCGGGGGACGGTGAGCCTCGGCGAGCTCCCTAGAGGCACCCTAACCCTGCCCGACATTCCGCTGCATTCTTCGCAGTGCGAGGCGGTCGAGCTGATCGAGCGCGTTCGCCGGGTCGCGCTGGTCTGCGGTCGGCGCTGGGGCAAGAGCACGATCATCGTCACCCTGGCGGTCGGCTACGCCATCGCCGGCAAGAGCGTCGGCGTGTTCGCGCCGACCTATCGGTTTCTCAAGCCGCTGATCGACGCCGTCGTGCTCGCGCTCGCGCAGCTGCCTGGCATTTCGACCAACACGGCGCTGGGCGAGATCCGCCTTCAAGGCGGAGGCGCGATCGATTTCTGGTCGCTCGATATCACCGGGCGCGCGGCGCGCGGACGCAAGTATCACCTGTGTCTGGTCGACGAGGCCGCGCACGACGAGGGCTATCTCAAGGACACGCTAGAGGCGGCGATCGCGCCCGCAACCATCGATTACCGCGGCAAGATCGTGCTCGCCAGCACGCCCAACGGTCTTGATGGCGCGTTTTGGGAAGCTGCTAACATGGCCGAGCGCAGCTACGCCGTGCATCATGCGCCGACTGCCGCCAACCCACATTTGCCGGCCGACGAGATCGCTTATTTGCGGTCGACGCTGAGGCCGGAAATCGCCTCGCAAGAGCTGGACGCCTTGTTCGTCGACACCGGTGGCGCGACTATCTTTCCTCTCGTCAACCTGCTTGTGGATGGCGAGCCGCATCCTGACGACAGCTGGACGTGCGACTATCTCGGGCTGGCGATCGACTCAAACAGCGGTAAAGGCGGGCCGGACCGCGACGGCTGCGCCGCGGTGGTCTTCGGGCTCACCCTGCCCGGCGGCTCGCTCGAAGGCGCCCGCGTGGTCCTGCTCGATTGGGACATTCAATGTCTGGCCCAGGGTGGCGTCTCTCCCTGGCTCGATCGCATACGGGAGTTGACCATGTCGTGGTTTCATCGCCTGCGGCCGCTGCGCGGGTTTCCCGAGGCGCACATCGAGCCGGCCGGCAACGGCTTTGCAATGATTGAGGCGGCGCGTGGACAGGGATTCTTCCCGCATGAGGTCGATGCGGCGTTCGTCAGTCTTGGCAAGGACGGGCGCGCGCTGGCTGTCGAGGCGCATGCGGCCCGCGGGCGGCTGAAGCTGGGACGGACGGCGCTGGAAAAGCGCGCAAGCTATCGCGGCGTGACTGCCAATCACCTCGTGCGCCAGGTCACCGGGTTTCGCGCCTTCGATAAGGACGCCTATCGCCGCGAAGACGATCTCTTCGACGCGGCGATGTATGCGGCGCTCGTGTCATTGGGCGACGGGACCGGGGCGCATTGGGCGCGGCTTAAGCGGGAGGCCTAGGGCGGGATAACGATGATCGATTCGGGCTCCACCGCAGTTGGACTGAGCTCCGTCAAGGCGAGCCTGCCTTCACGGAGCGGCTGTTGATACGGCCAAGACTTACGCGCGGCTGGATATCGTTACGAGGCTTCGCTTACATCGCTCACAGCGACAAGCCTGGCGTGCGGGTCAGGGTCCGGGTCGGCAGCTGCTAGCGGCGCATGGGGCCAAGACGAGCAGGGCGCGCCCAGCCAGCGCAGCGCCAGGGGCGACAAGGGCAAGACCGGCGCGTCCATTTGTCGCCGACAACCTCACGCGCCGCATCGGCTCCTTCAAGCCTGGCGATAAGATTGACTTGGCGATTGTGCGCGACGGCGCCGAAAAGACCATTGAGGCGACGCTACGCGAGCACAAATGTCGACGCTCTCGCTGAGGAGGGCCTTCACGAGGCGTTCCTCGCCGCGGCCGCGCAATGGCCGCGTGAAGGCGTTCCAAGAAACCCACGATCCTGGTTGATCTCCACCGGGCGATTTCGAGTCATCGACAAGCTGGCCGGACGATGCGATGCCGGCACTGCGAGACGTTGGGCTTCCCAGCATTGCTTCCGTCGCCCGCGCCCTGGTCGATGGCGAGGCGGTTGTGTTCCGGCACGACGGACTGAGCGATTTCGCGGCGCTGCTCACCAAGCGCGGCGGGGAGAGAGCGACGCTCGTGGCCTTCGACCTTCTGTCCCTCGAGGGCGAGGATCTGCGCCTGGGCCCGATCGAAGAGCGGCGTGAGGCGCTTTCAGGGCTCGTCGCCCGCCTCGCCGGCATCCTGTTGAGCGAGGCGATTGAGGCGGAGGGCGAACTCGTCTTCGTCAAGGCCTGCGCGCTCGGGCTCGAAGGAATCGTATCTAAGCGGGCCGGCAGCCTCTATCGCAACGGGACGAGCCGGCATTGGCTCAAGTGCAAAAACCCGGCTTTCATAAGGACGTGACTTGCCTCGAGACGGCGCGCTCACCCTGTCCGACGTTTGTTCGCCAATGCTCACGATCGTCTGCGAACCGTGCAGCCGGCGCGGGCGCTACAGCGTGGCGGGGCTCATGAAGCTCCACGGCGACGCGAAGCTGACGGACCTGCTTCAGACGCTCGCAAATTGCCAAAAGGCGCGCTCGGCCAGCGTCCACGACCGGTGCAAGGCCGTTTACGAGGGGCTCTGACCTATGTCGATCTTGCCGGCGCAATGCCGCGCCGCCCGCGGGCTCATCGATATGGGTCAGGCCGAACTGGCGCGCAGGGCGGTCGTCGGGCGCGACGCCATCGCCGACCTTGAGAATGGCAGCAGGACGTTGCGCGGCTTCCTCTCGCGAAAGCCGAGCAGGCTGGAGTGAAGTTCGCCGAGTTGCTGTCCACAAACTCGATCGCCGAACTACGCACCAAACCCGCGGAGGACGTGCTGGACGTCGCGAAGAACGCAGCGGCGACCGTCGGCACAGTCCGCGGCCCGATTCTCGATGGCTATGTGCTGCCGGCGAACGCTGTGGAGCTGTTCGCAAAAGGCCAGCAGAATGACGTGCCGTTGCTGGCCGGCTCGAATACGGATGAAGGCACTTTGTTCGCGAACAGGGTGCAGCCGCAGCCGACGTCTGGCAGCTTCATTGATCAAGT